CAGCATAGCTATTAACAGTTAATTGATTTGTTGGATCCTGTATATCTGCTTGAACAGTATAGCCAGTAAGATTTACCGCTTTCTGGTCTTGGTTGCGGATAATAACTTGAATAGGGTTATCGATACCTTGATAGACTTTAATTGGGCGGCTGTACACTTGGCGATTCCTTGTTGTAAATATCGTAGGGTCAAAAACTTGAATTTCTGCAGTATTTGGATAAATGTATGCTTTTACAGTGATCATTTTGTTTTAGGCCTCTTATGCTATATTTATATGGATTGCGCCCTAAAAGTTCGCCGGCCAAGATTTCGACTATAAATAACACAGCAACACTAATAACAACTATTATATCGGATACCGTGGAAGATCACTACAAGCAACTACTCGCCCAATACCCTTACCTTTCACATATAACCTATGGCGGCAATGACTACATCGGTATCATACAAAACTTTGACGAAATTATAACTACACTTTATGATTTTGGCACGTTGAAAGACGCAGAAATCAAGAAGGTGTTCTTGAGTCTAGGCGAGACATGGTGGTGGGAAAGTAATAGATTGATGCCCATCAATGTGTTCCTGAAGCAGGACTGGGCTATTTTTAAGACATGTCTACGTACAATGAACAGCAAAGACGTAGAAATCAAGATGGGACCTTATGTTAGCCTTAAAGAGATGGCTAGCAAAAGATCAAAGCGCAAGAGTATTACACTTGTACGCAAAGTTGTCTAGACGCACTATCGCCGTTAGACAATAAATTCATATTTACTACTACTAAATGTGCGTAGGCACAACTATGAGACTGCTTGAATCCGTAACTACCATCATTCGGTGCGTCCCAAATCGTCTTAGCAACTTCTGCCCACGGTAACCCAATTAAGTGCCGTTTAGCAGGACGAATAACTGCCAGGAACATCATTAATCGAGGAATAGAATTTACAGCCTCTGGAAATTGCACTAGAGTTTTATAATGATTGCCAATGTGTATAAGTTTACCGCAGAACTCTGGGTCGTATAACCTGTCCCACTCTGGTTCTTGTGCAATCAGTTCTTGCAAATGTTCTTCGCTCTTTATCTGCGTATATAATGATACGTTTAAAAAGTCCAACTTCAAATAGCCACGTTCTTCTGCTGCTTCGTAATCTATACTAGCACGACCATGGAACGGATCCATCGGGATATCTGTTACGTACACTCCGGTATTATGAGACACCCATGTCCCGTTGCGATTAATGCTCGCAGGTGTATGTCCAAGTAATTTTAGTGCTTGGGTACGATCACCAAAATCTATGTCAATGTCGGATTTAAATTTCATGAGTATTTTAAGCAAAATAAACTAACTGCTGGATCTTCGGGATTGTAGAAACGCATTTCAATTGCTTCGTGTTTAGATGTATAGTTACAATCGTAATCACGTCGTTCGATTAATCCGTGTTCTTTAAGTTCTTCTTTGATACGCAGAGTTTTAACTGCCCACATCTCTGCGCCGCGTTCTTGGCTATTGTGGGGTATTCTAATTATTTTCATAGGCCTGCCTTATTTAAAATATCTTTTACCCAGAGAGAATCAGCTAGATAATCCTGGAATTTTTTATTCCAGAAAGTGGGATCGATCCAGGAAATGATCATTCCAACTTGATCTTCAGATAGCTCTTCAAGAAACTCAACACCCGAATCACAATTAAACACAACCCACGGGCTAATACGACCGGTAGCAATATGGTGTACCACACGATTACTGTTACCATAACGAAAATAATCGCTAAAACCGTTTTTAAGCTCAGGATGATCGTCGGCATAATCTTGCATTTCATTTAATGCCCTTTCTAATGCGTCTTGTACTGCTTCTCTACGTAAGTACTCATGCAAGTAAGTAACATAAAACTCGTCCTTGCACCAATAATCTAATTTTTTATTGTTCTTTAGTAACCATTCAAGGAAAGCTGTAGGATTAACACCTCGTATACCTACCATGTGTCTGCCCCATTTAACAAACGCATTATAATATGGACTTTTAACAAAGTCTTCGTAGCTCTTTAGCTTTGCACTTCCCTGCGTAATTTCATAGAAACGTAAGTATGCCTTAAGCCCAAGTTGGACCGGGACTTCCTTTTCTTGTTGCCAACGGCGCTTTTGCTCGCAGAGATGCACCGCAAGACTTGATTCTTTACGGAAGTCTTTTTCACAATAGCGACACTTATAGGTCTGATTTAATTCGTTTGTCATCCCACCCAAGTTCTCTTGCCATGCGTTTAAGATCGTCTTTATCATTTATATCCGTTAGTAGTTTAAGGTCGTCTTCTTTAAGATGCGGATACTGTTCTCGAAAAAACTTTACTGCTTTGTTATCTGTTGTTTTTTTCTTTGGAGTAATCCATTGGTGATATTGATTACCCATGCCTGGGCTAACTGTTGTGGCCAATAACCACTGTAGTTTTTTGTGTTTACTGGCACTAACATCAAAGAAATGCTTGTTTAAGTTTTCGTTGCAACTCATAACGTAGTACGATTGTAAGTCTGCGCTACCACCCACTGCACTACCCCAGCGAATCATTAAGAAAGGAGCAAACTTTTTCTTTTCCTGTTCGTCTAAGCTGTCGTAGAAATCCCTGTTCTTACGATCGAACATAGCCATTTCGTTTTTAATGTCTAATTTATTACTCATCTTTAGATTTTTGATTATTACGACGTTCTTGTACTGTTAACTTTTCCTTACCTTTAACAGTTTTGTTCTTACGTGGATTCCCACACATAGTACAATGTGGTTGTCCACAGTCCATTGCATGGTGTTTAGCCAATCGATGCGGTTGTTCAATTAGTTTTTGATGTCCAGCCGACTTAGCAATAGTTAGTTGGCGTTTAATTGCTCGCCAAGCACGTTGTAATCTATTACCGTGTTTGATTTTATCTTCTTCTTTGCTCACTGTATCTCCTTAAACTGGATGCCACCCAGGCGGATCATCGCCCTTTTGTAATTCATATACAATTATAACACGTTCTATAGCTTCTTGTAAAGCAGGATTAGTCTTAGACATTTGATGTATCCGTTCCCATAACTTCATTCGAGAGGTCATTTCGTCACGTTCTTTTAAATCATAATCCCATCCTATAGCAATCCTGTCCCCGGGGTGAGCACCCATTTCACGGGCGTATGTTACCCCATCTGCTTTTTCGTATATGTACGTAGCACCCGGCTTAAGGTTGCCCATGTTACCAAACCTTACCGTAGTTAATGACCTCGCTTTGGCGACTAATGTCTTTAATAAAATAAGCACACACAGGTTTGTCACCTTCAGTAAGTGGTATTGCTAATAGTTGACCTGGCTTGAGTTTTGGGAAATACCATTTAACGTCTTGATAAATGTCTACAATCTCTACAGGGAAAAATTCTGGACGAAAACTAGTTAAAGGATTAAATGTAAAAACATTAAAGCCTCTATCATTAATACTTGTTAACGGAACTACTTCTAAGTCGCCAAAGTCGGGTTCGCCGATTAAGATTTGCCAATCCACTGGCATACGAATAGTATGTTCGCCAATGCGTAAGACTAATGCTGGGCTGTTAAACGATTCTAAGAAGATTAAGGGAATATAAAAGTAATCCGGTTCTTTAGGGTCGCTATTATCCAATACACAAAATCTAACTTCATCTATTTCGTCTGGGATTTGGTCCATTGGATAAGCTGTGTTATCTAAGGTTAAAATTCTCATTGCCAGCTGGCCTTTTCTATTGTAAATGGGTAATTTGCTTCTTTATAAAACTGTTTGCGCTTGGTTAAATGTCTTTTAGCAAATTTGCAAGTACTTGTTATGTCCCAAATTTGGACAAAGTCTTTGTCTTCCGCTTTACGAATCCCACGCCCAATGGACTGGATGACTCGAACAAAGGACTTACCGGGCTCAATAAGCACAAGATTAAAAATCCTAGGGATATTAATGCCCACAGCAGCAACACCATAGGTAGCAATAATAATCTTATTAGTACTTGTTGCAATTTCGTCATATTCATCTTTTCTATCTCCTGCTTTTGTAGATCCGCTAACAAACGCCACGTCAGGTTTGTCTTTAAGTAAACTAAACAACGTGCTTAGTTCTGCTTGTAATATTTTACCTGTTTCGATCCGGTCAACTAAGATAAGTGTATTACCACCTTCTTTAATTGCATCAATCATTTTAGCTAAATGCGCTAATCGTTCTACTGTAGTTGTTAGATATTTTAATTCGCTTTGATAATCTTTATATTCTACAGAGTCTACCATTTGCACAATGTTTACGTGACAATTAGCTAGATGTCCTGCTTCTTGTAATTCGCTAGCACTTAGCTTGCCTACTACTGTGCCCAGGCTACAGAAGATACTGACTTTTTCATAATCTTCTTTAGGAATAGTACCCGTTAATCCCCAACGAATAGGTACCTTGGCAAACACGCCGGTGAGCAAAGTCTTTAATGCGTCTGCTTTGGCCATATGTACTTCGTCGACCATTACCAAGACAACATCTTCAATGAACTCACCGATGCTTACTTCTGCTGTGCCAGCTTGGGTATTTTTTAATAAGATATTTAAACTCTGCCAAGTACAGATAGTATGTGTGCGACCAAATTCTTTGCGATCACCAAAGTATACACCTACATCAAGTCCTAAGTTCTTGTAGTCAGCTTCGGTTTGTGTAACTAAACTTTTATTAGGAACAATAACAATACTACGCCCATACTGCTCTATACTTTTACTTAATGCAGCAGTCATAATAGTCTTGCCGGCACCTGTGGCAATTTCTTGTATGCTTTGTGGATTCTGCAAGAAGTTGTTAATAATCTCAACTTGATAGTCCCGGAACATAATAGGTTGTCCTGCTTGCGGGTGTCCTTTAGGCCACGTCTGATCAGAGAAGGTATCCTCTGTGAACTGAGTAAAGTCAAATTGAGTTTTATAGTCGCGCAGATCTTCTACTTCAATATCATAGTTTCTTTGCTCTAAGAAAGGTAAAATGTCCGGTAACAAGTTAATGTATGTACTGCCACCAAGCTGAAAAAACGCAACCTTGCCGTCCCACCGTCCCAATCTAACACTAGGTTGATATCTAGCACCCGGGATTTCGTACTTAAACTTTTTTACTAACGCCGTACGGTCAGCAAGATCCAATCCCTCAATCTTTACGTTTACTTCATCTTTAATTATTAGTTTAGCTTGCATAGGTTTTATTATACGATGTTACTAGCACGTTGTCAAACTCTTTATCAAATTCTTGGTGTGCAATAATATGAAAACGATATTCTGGACTATTATTAATTACTGTGTGCCTATTTGATATGTTTAGCATATATGCAGAGCTTTCTGTAAATGGTACTAGTCCGTAGCCCTCCATAATAAACTCGCAACCTGTGGGCTGTGTTATGGCAATGTTTACTGCTCTAAGTGCATCCGGGGGTGTGGTATCTTGATGTACACTAATTATACCACCTGGGGCTAATTCCATAACACGTAGTCTACGATACCCTGCATTTGGCCAGGTGTTCTTAAAATACTCAACTGTTTTGGGCATTAGCATTTCTGCTTCGGCTGTCCATACATGTGGACGAGCATCGTTGTAGTGTGCATCTTCTCTGGTAGCATCGTATGCTTTGCCGTGTATGCAAAAACTACGCCACCCTTCGTGCTCACCGTAACTGTCTCTATGCTCCACTAGTAAATGTCTAATGTTTAGTATTTCTGAGTATATGTAATCTGGTATCGCCACTTCGAGCTGAATCCAAGGTACATTGCTTTGTTCTCTAATCCAAGTAGCATCTGCCCTAGGATTAAACTCAGGCCAAGGTAAGTTGCCTGCCCTATTTTTATTGGCAAATAGTCGACTAACTTGTTTAACATCAACCATAATTTTTTAACATTGTATATTTGTAGTCTAGTATATTAGACATCCATACTACCCCGGGTGTATGTTGCTGGCAGTACTTGACCATATCTTGATTGTGGAACAGTACTGTGACATGTTGACGTGCAGTTGCCCACTGTTCAGCAAAGTTTGTAACATTGTGTTCTGCACATTCTCGATCAAACATTTTATTTACTGTGTCTACAAGTACGCTAGGTTTTAATAATTGTAATTGCTCTAGCCGGGTACGTGGTTGGTTGTCAAGCAGATAGTGTGCGATCTTATGTTCTTTAATGTAGTCGCTGACAAACTTACCATAGTCGACTCCATCCCAGTTAAGCCATAGTTCCATAGCAAAGTCTAACTGCACTTGGCTAATGTCTACTAGATTGATCTGCCCAGGTAATAATAGTGCATGAAAGACCCAGAATAGTCCGCTTGCTGGTGTAGTTAGCTCTTGTACTTGGTTGACTGTGTATTGTTCGTTATTAAAAACCCATAGTTGATTTTCTGCAACATCACAGTATTCTTTTTGTGTTGCTAGGTATTCATTGACTAGCTCAGGTCTATACAAATACAGTTTATTTTTGCGAAGTATTTGTTTAAAATTTACAACTAGTTCTCCACGCATAAACTGTCTAGCAAGCAACTTAGCACCAAAGAAGTTGCCCGAATAGTTATGTAGTTTATCTGTGCCTTTAATCCACCACGGGGTATAATCATCATGGATATTTTCTTGACTACGCTTGGCTACAAAAGTTGAAAATGCTTCATTGCCAAAATCTGTAGAACTAAATTTATCTAATTCTAATAGAAACGCCTGTGGATGTAAGTAGTAAGGAATACTAGTATCTTTGGGATCAATTATATGTCCTATAAGTCCCTGATGTGGGTAACGCCTAAGGTCTTCTACAAATTCTAGTACGTTAACAAATACTGTACCACTGTCTACAAACATAGCATACTTGTAATCCTGTGCAAGATCAAATCCTTCTGCAAACTCGTTGCACTCTATAACAGGCAAGCCAGTTGCACGACCAAAGTACTCAAACTTAATTGACTGTACAGTTAGGTTCTTCAATGGACCACGTCTTACTACAAATACCAAATCATGCATCAACTAATTCCAATCGCAATGGCTCATGATTATCTTTTAATCCAGCAATAAACTTATCAACGTCAGGCATCGTGCCGATTTTAATACCGCCGAACATTTGTTCTACTGTCCAAGCAGGTATTCCCCAGTGCCGACACCAGGCCCCTCGATACTGACTAAACCAGGCCTCAAACTCCGCGATATCTGCAGGTAAAGGTTGCGGATTGACGCAAATACGTAGCTGAAAGTTTAATCTTAACATAGGCTTGGCCAACTGACACAGGCGTTCTAAGTTATCGGGTTCGCCTTCTCGCCAATAATGGTATGGTGTTTTACCCAACTCGCTAAATGCTACATAGCAATCACCAAACTCAATATTGGGTTGGCAAGTCGCTAGCTCATCCCAATCATACTTAACATCCAATGGTCCACTTAGTATGCCATAGGTTAGTCTAACATCAACATCAGTTAAGTGATTCTTAATTGCTTCAAACATATGGATAGCTTCGTGATACAGTAACCATTCTGCTTGTCCATTAAATCCAAGTTCGTATTTTTTATGTAGCTCGTTTAAGTATTGCTGATCCTGTAACTGTGTAGTGTCAATTGGAATACCAAACTCGTCAGCGTACTCAAGTAATTGCTGTGTAGCAACTTCTATATTATAAGAATAAGGATTGTCGTAAGTGCTAAAGCGCAATAGCAGTCGTTGGAGATGCTTTAACATACCAAGAACCTTGGTAGTTGTTTTATTTGTATTTGTTATTATTGTATATGCATTATTGTTGGTTGTATGGACAATGATATTTTTCATATGCTTTTAATTTCTTGTGCCTTGGGACTTTTAGTGTATACGTCTTTGGTAAAGTATACAATTTTTTCTGCGGTTTGTATCCACATCTGGCGATCGCCGCCAAACAACATACCAGCACTACTAATTAACAATGGAATATCTGTTACAGGAGCACGTGGGATCTTTGTAGTATACACAACACGAGTGTCTGCTGTGATTTCTTCTTTTCTGTCTAGTCTAACAATTTGGTCAACAAAGAATTTATTAAACTCAGTTAATAGTCTGTCGCTTAAATCTGCTTCATAAACATAAATTGGAAATCGATCAGTTAACCGAGCATACTCAACAATTTCTTTAACTGTGCTATTACTTAATGCAGGATCTACTTTAAGTGTTCGATTGGCACACAAACTCCAAAACCTATTATTGAAATTTCTTATTACATCTGCTTCGACATTAGTATTTACTGTATATCCAAGAATAGGTGCATAGTCTAATAGTTTTAATATATTTTCTAGCTTAAAGCCGCCTAGGTTCTCATTGATGTACTCTATCAGAGACGTTGGAGCATTAGTAATTGTTAAATTATCCCCATCGTAATTTAACTCAACTTTATAAGTAGTTGATTCCACGGCTGTTATTAACGCCATTACATCAGTTACACTTTTATCTATGTCAAACTTTTCAGCTACAGCAAACGAATAAAACCAATTTAAATTCCACTCAGTTAATGCTACATCATATACACGAGTATCTCTATTAAACATAACAGAGCCCTTGCTTTCTTTACTAGCGGTTCTAACAAGGTCAATGGTATTTGGATTAAACGGAAACTTTACTTTGATACTATCGTCTTCGATCCAAATGCGACTGGTACGATCAATTTCACGTATAGGTAATCTATACTGCGGAGTTTTAACTGGAGTAATGTCGATATTGTGTTTGGCCAATTGACGTTCGTATTTTAGAACCAGGTCTGTAGCCAACCTGGCCTGCTTATCTGTGTACCCACGTTGACCTATAGTTTGTTCAGCCAAACTTGGAACAACCTTCATGTCGTATCTAGCTAGACTTATAATAGGGTCAGCTACCGTAAAGATATTATGATTACTCTTACCATTGGGCTCTCTAAAGCCGGCAATAATTTCAATATAATCTTCTACGTGCGGGAATGAGTACATTTTATTTGGCATACGTTATTATAACATAGATCAAAGAATAGTGCAAATAAAAAATCCCCGAGCGTTTAAACCCGGGGACGGAAACCATAACTCAGGAGCTAGAATCGAGTTATGGGCTATAGCGTTGCCGCTATAGAAACTGGTTGCAATAAATGTAATGGCTCTTTCATAAAAATACAAGGCATCACAATGCGTGGAAATTGTGCTTCTGGCGCCACACGAATTTTATGCGGCATCTGGCTGTTAAACACAATCGGCTTTAATGTTTCGGTTTCGCCTATTTTAGTACACTTTGATAAGTCTATAGTATCAAGTCTGTAATACTCATAGCCAAAACTATTAATCATGGGCGTTACTGTGGCCATTAGTTCTTCGGGAACTGTATACCACTCATTGTATGTATGCTGAGTATTACAGATGGGAAAATTTATTTTAGCAGTAACCGGTAACTCATCAATATGTAAATTTACATCATCGTGCCGATTCCATACTGTAATACCAATTTCTTTAACACGCAGGCCTAAGCTCATAAAGTACTGGTGTATCTCAGGAACCGCACGTACTATGTCAGCTGTTTTAATTTTGTTCCACAACTGCAAGTCAGTACGGGTTAAAAGATCTGTATTATCACGAAGATAATTTAGAACTTTTTCCTGGATAATAGACTGCACATCATCTGGGCAGTCTATTATGTGATACGGTTTTAACATTAAGCGGCTTTCATGCAAGTTACTTGTGCCATAGCTTTCCATTTAAGTGGAAAACTCTTACGCAAGTCTGCTACCTTAATAGCCATACGCAATGACATTTCGCGGAACTTATTCTTGTTCACTTCCATGAACTCAATAATTTCATCTTGTTCACATTGTGCAAACTCGTATTCACTAAACAACTCACCATCTTGAGCAATCTGCTTGATACGCAAAATCTTATCACGCATTGTGTCTAGTGTTAAATCTAAATAGTGACAACGGGATTGTAGTGCATCTAAGTGATCACGCAACTTCTGACTTTTCATTTTGTCAAACTTCAAGTTGGTGATAAAGATTACGCTACCCTTAAACTCGAATGAGTCAGGAACTCCTTCACGACGCAACATATGGCTATCTGACAACCAACTAATCTTACGTTTCTTACCAGAATCCAAGGCACCTTTAAGTAAGTTCAAAGATGTGTCATCAAGCAAAATACTATCACAGTCATCAAACACCAACATACAGTTGGCATCGGAATGCTTATACAATGCACAATACAAACCAAGGGCACTGGTACTACCTTTAATAACTTCTGCACGTAACCGCTTGCCTGAAATCTGGTCAAATAAGCAAGCCTTTTCTACAATGCGTTCTACACCAAAGCTCTTACCAACCCCAGGAGGACCACTTACAATCATGGCGCGGATATCACCTGTGGTTGCCGCTGTGGTCATTTCATCTAAAATCTCAAAACGTTGACGAATACGAGCAATAACTTCTTCATCGGATTCTTGTGCTGTTTCTAATGCCACTGCTTCGGCTACAGGGGTATTGCCAGCTTCAACAAATTCTTGTTCGCTTACAAACTCATAGTCACTCATGCCTTCAACCTTTACACGGATGTCTTCTGGAAACCCAGGAAACTTACCACCATTCTTAACTGTCACGTATCCACCTTTAGCTGTGTTTTTATATTGTTCTACCAATTGGAATACTTGACCTGAAACTTCTGTAGTACGATATGCGCCGTTCTTAATGCGGATAAAAGATACATTTGACATACTTAGCTCCTTCTTATTAACAATACAACTATTATACTATTTTGGGAATTAATGGTCTACCAAAATTATTTTTGATTAGCACTATGAATCTGACAATGCTTGTACCCGCCATTCATGCTTTCAACCATTGCACGGGCTTGCCCAACATGGAGTGCTTGTACAGTCATTTTAAGATTCT